GAGCCTGAAGAAGAGTTAGACACAAGCAGTAAGGATGGAAAGGCTTTTGCTAGATTGCGAAAGGAGAAGAAAGAGAAAGAGAGAGAGGCCCAAGAGTTGCGTGAGAGATTGGCTAGGTTTGAGGGCGCTCAATCAGAGCGAGATGCTCAAGCTCAGCAGGCTGCGCAACCAGTTGAAAAAGTCGAACCGGAGCCTGATTACGAGATGGATCCAGAGGCGCATTTAAAATGGAGAAGTGACAACCTTGAGCGTAAGATAAATGAGTTTGAGCGCAAGCAAGCTAGAGTTGAAGGTGAGCGTGCGTGGGAAAGAATGGAAGAAAGTTATGCAAACTCTGCAGATGGAAAGAACTATTTGGATGCTAAGAATTTTTTAGTACAGCACGAAAAAGAGCGCATAAAAAGCCTTCATCCTAGCGCATCTGAAGCTCAAATAGCTGAGCATATAAGGGCGGAAGAGTTAAAAATAGTAGCGGCTACTGCTGCTGTTAAGGATGACCCCCTATCAAAGATAGAGTTTTTAGCATATAAGGCTGGATTTAGACCTGGAGAGAATCAAGAAGAGGCTCCTCAGGCTCCTAAAAAGAGAAATATGAAGAAGTACAAAGAGAATGTAAATAAGAGCGCATCTTTAATAGGCGGCACTCCAAAGGTGAAAATGGCCCCTCCTTCTTTGCAGGATATGATTAATATGGATCTTGATGAGGCGGCTAGTATGTCGAATCGCGAATTAAATTCGTATGGCTAGTTGATATCTTGACATTAATAGGGATTTTTGATGTAATGGAGCTATGGCGGTGGTCAGCTCACATTAAAAAGCTCGTATGCCATTTACTCTGCGTATCCTCGCCCTCACCAGGCCGTAAAATTGGTTGATCTTTTAAGAGTAATAACTATTTAAATTATTTTTTAAACCAATGAGGTAAATCATGGCTAAAACAAGCATGTTAACCACTAATGCATTAACTATGCAGTGGTGGGCAAAAAAGGGCTTTGTTGATATTTACAAGAAAGCACAATTTGGTCGTATGTTCGATAGAGGATCTATCTTTCGTGCGGAAGAACTTGATCGCGCTAAAAAGGGTGATGAAGTTACATTTAGTTTCAACGGAATTCTAACCGGTATCGGTATAGGTGAAGGTGGAACACTTACAGGTAATGAAGAAAAATTAGACCTTCAAAGCCACACAATGAAATGGAATGTATTCCGTCATGCGGTATGCAGCCCAAATGAAGATACAATTGAGCAAGTTCGTACAAACGTAGATTTCGACAAAAATGCTCGTGAGCTTCTTCCAGAATTTCACCGTTCTCGTCTTGATGCTTCTGCATTCAACCAACTTGCTGGTGTGGACTCTACTACTATCGAAGTTGACACAGCTATTTATTCTGGTGATGACAGGACGTTTGTTCAGGGATTAAACACAGTTAACGCACCTACAGCTAATCGCATATTGCGGGCTGGTGGTACTGCCACTACTGACGAGCTTCTTACAACTGCTGACACTATGAATCTGGATATTATTGATGCTGCAATTGAGACTTTACAGCGCACATATCCTTATGCTGGTCCACTGGAAGGTGAAGAGTTTGATCTATATGTTTCTCATGAACAAGAAACAGATCTTAAGAGAGATAGTACAGGTAAAATTCAATGGTACGGCAATTATCTTGCTACTATCCAAGGTGGTGACACTATGGATAACATGATAATGAATGGCTCTAAATATGGAACTCAACGTATTGGTAAATATGCCAATGTAAACATCATTCCTACAACCCGTGTTGCTACAGGTGTAGATAGTGTAACTAACGCTGCTATCCCTACTGTTAGACGCGCTGTGTTAGTGGGAAAAAATGCTTTATCTTTCGGTTCTGCATTTTCAGGCGCTCTTTCTGGTGATAAAGAAAGAGGTGGTCAGGTTCCATTCAAGTTCACTACACAATTAAAGGACTATGATTACGATTCAGGTGTTGAAGCTCGTATGATTTACGGTCTTAAGAAAGTGCAGTTTTCTAATGAGGATTTTGGGTCACTTGTTATTTCAACCTACGCAGCACCACATGCTGCCTAATTAATTATAGGAGATAAGAAAATGACTACACCTACAATTTTTTCAGATGTTGCATCTAATCCTTTTATAGCTAAGGGTGAGCCTCAGGGTAATCTTTCTGAGAAGACCGTTACAACTGTACCCGCTGCAACTGCAGTTGATACAGTTATCGGTATTCACAGATTCGAACCTGGATACTCCCTTGTTGCTTTAGACTTGAGTGTTGATGGGCTTGATACTGGCGCTACAATGACCTTAGATATTGGTTATGTGTATGACAACGGTGGAAGTGAAGTCCTAGATGCATTCTTCGATGGGCTTACAGAAGGTCAGGCTGGAGGCAGTGTATTCTGGCCTCAAGGCACTGGCGCTAAGCTAGTTGGTGAAAGTTTTGTTGCTACTGATTGCGGTTATCTTGCCGTTATCATTAGAGACGCTGTAACTGACACAGAAGGCGACATTAGAGCTATTCCTACGTTCACTTATGATCTATAGGATATAGTACAATGGCTGATTTTGGGACTCTCAAGCAGGAAATATCGGAAAAGCTGTCTGACGGCGATATGATAGACCCTAGCGAGTCCCAAATTGGCAATTCACTTAATAGAACAATAGATAGATATCGTAAGAAGCACTTCTGGTTTAATGAGGCAACTGCAGTTATTACCTTAAATTCTGGTGATGCTGTTGTCCCTAATATTCCGGATGATTTTGGACAGCTTGTTGTGCCTAACGCTCTTACAGTTAAATTCAGCAACGCCTTTTATCCCTTGGAAAAACTAACCTCGCTGAAGTACGATATGCTTAATGTCGAAGGTTTAGGCTTGCCGAGTGGGTATGTTTATAGAAATAGACAAATAGAATTATATTATTACCCAGATCAGGATTACACTTTGTTTTTGCGGTATCTTAAGAAATATGAACCGCTTGTAGATAATAATGATGTAAATGACTTTACTGAGAATGCAGAAGATTTGATAGTCGCTAAGACAGTAGCAGATTGCTATGTAGATTACAGAAGAAGTCCTGAGGATGCGGCTGTTTATGAAAGTATTGCAAAAGATGAATACAGTATATTAATGGACGAGATGCGAGATCGTTCTGCCACAGGTTATTTAACTACAGAGAATATAGTTGATAGGGGTGGTGATTCATATTATGGGGGGGATTACTAGTCATGTTTTTTAAGATAGGCGATCAATTACGTTTCGATAAGGCTGATTCGGTTAGTATGCTCGATAGAGTCCTTCTTATGAGAGACCCTGATGATAACAACGAGTCAAAACTGCTTACCGCTACTGTAGATCAATTTAATGATGCGGAGCGCTTAAATTACAAGCTTGTCGAGAAGTTATCAGATTTTCCTGAATGCATATCGGATGTTATTACCCTTGCTAATAACACCACATATGAGATTAACGGCGACATCAACCTGGGTACATGCAGATTAGAGGCTGGGGTAAATAATACTTTGTTTAGTAGTAACTCTCAGGCAAACTCCCTCACCTATACTGGCTCAGGATCTCTATTAACCGTTAATAATCAAAGTATTAACGTGCGTGGTTTGCGTATGGATGCAGCCTTAGGGACTATATTTGATATTAAGGGCTCTGGTGCTGAAAATATTATAATACAAGAAGTTATATCTTCTGTTTCTGCAAGCATTATAAGTGTTGAAGATATCAATCAGATAATTATGCATAAATGTGAGTTCAGTAGTTTTACATCTGGTTTTGTTCTAACTGGCTCAAGCAATAATAATGTTGTTGTTATACGGAATGAGTTTGAGGACTTTACTGGCTCTGCTATCGATATTACTGGCGGTGTTACAAATCAGTTCACAGCTTCAGATAATACGTTTAACGCTGCCGCACCTGAGATTGGGATAAGCGCTGATGCTGACTCAAATCTAAATGAGGCAGGAAGACTGATTGGCAATGTATTTACTAACGGCCTTACTCCTATAGACGGCTTTAATGTTGATACTCCTAAGTGGACATTCCTTGCTAACGAGGGGATACAAAGCGACACAATAAATAATTTTGTATTGGTACAGGAGAAAAACGACTTCCCTGCTCCAGTGGCTGGAGTTATTACACTTCTAGACAACCACACATATCAAATTAACGGTCAAATAGATCTGGGCGCAGATAGAATAGAAACTGGCTTGGGAAACACCATCTTTTCCAATTCCTGGACTGTTAACTCGATAACATATACTGGTGCGGGCTCAATGTTTACTATTGTTGATGATGTTTTCACAATGAGGAATCTTGATCTTACAGCCGCAACCGGAAAGTTGTTTGATATACAAGGCGTGAATGGGCCTAACGTCCTTAATTTTGTGCAATTAAATCACGTGAAATCTGATAGTGCGCAAGAGGTTATGACTGCTACAGACTTTGATATACTGCTACTGGAGCATGTTTATTTCGATGGGTTCACTGATGGTATCACTATCACTGGAGCTAATAACAACATATTCCAGGTTAACAACTCGTACTTTAGTAACCACACAAACAGTGCTATATTACTTACAGGGAGCACAACATCAACTATAGAGATAGAGGGCTCTACATTTTCAGCTCCTTCTCCAGCAGTTGGGATAACTGGTGATGCGGGCTCTGCTAATGTTACGGTTCAAGGAACCATTATAGGCTGTGACTTCCTAATCGGAATAGATGCTTTAGTGGGCATAAGCGACCTTGATACAGGGTGGTTTATTGAAGCTAATACAAATATAGTAAATACAAATGACAAAAGAGAGTATATTCTTGTAAAGAGTAAAGATGACTTCCCTGCTCCGGTAGCTGGAGTTATTACTTTAGATGACCTGGTAACATATGAGTTAAATGCCTCTATTGACTTGGGTACCGATAGAATAGTCACAGGTACAAACAACACAATTACTGGCGAGAACGCTTTAAATAACGTGCTTATTTATACTGGCACGGGAGATATGATAACTTCCACCTCCAATCTTTCGATGTATAATGTTGGGTTTAGCGCTTCTGCAGGAGCTATTATAAACCAAACTGGTGCGAGTTTAGTTATAGAGAAGTGTTTTTCTATAACATCTCAAGATCTAGGGACACTAACCGATTGCGATCTATCTTATATTAATGAGTGTCAATTTGATGGCTTTACAGATGGTTTTGTTGTTTCGGGGGTCTCTAATACAAATATAGTATTCCGTGAAGTTTTGTTTAGTGGTTTTACTAACACCGCAGTAGATCTAACTGGGGCTACTAGTATGTGTGTGGGTATTTCCGATTGCCAATTTAATGTACCATCTGGAGCAATAGGAATAGATGGAGATGTCAGCTCTGCAAATGTAACTGCTGGTGGCCGTATAACTGGCACAATCTTTATGGATGTTGGGACTTATGTAAACAATATAACTTCTGGGGATCTTCTTTGGAGATTTATAGCTAATTCTGGTGTTCAAAATAGCAGGACTGTTGGCTCGGTGACTATGCAGAATAATGCCACAACCACCACTTTGGCTGTAACAAATACTTACGTAAAAGTGGCGGGAGCTACTGTGCAAGGCTCTAATACAGAGCGCTTTACAATGACTGGTAACAACGAGTTAACATCGGATGATACTCAGACTTTAAATGGAAGTGCAATGATATATGTGCATTTTGAAAAAGCTGCTGGAGCTTCGGCTGACACTTACGAGTTTGCGTTATTTCAAAATAGCTCTGAGGTTACAGGAGCTTCAGCTGTCGAGGATCAAAACAACGCCTTAGGATCGACTTCGTTCTTCGTTCCAATTGTTATTGCTGAGAATGATGTTTTTGAAGTTTATGTAAGAAATCGTGATAATCCAAATGATGTGATAGTGGAATCCATGCAAGTAATAATACAATAGGAGAGACAAATGCCTGTATTGACGACAAATTTTAGCTTTAACAAGCCCCTAGTTAATGACCCTATTGATGAGGATCTGTGGGGATTTCAGCTAAATGATAACTGGGAAAACACTGACACATTCTTGAAGCAAGCGCGTGATACTGTATCTAATGACCAGAACACCAATTACACCGTTGTAGAAGATGACAGAAACAAAATCATCCTGGTAGATGCGTCTGGTGGGCCAATTACTATAGACCTTCTTCCCTCCGCTACTGGTGGAGATGGTTATACTGTTACAGTAAAGAAAACCGATAGTTCCACAAATATAGTAACAATAGACGGTAATTTAGCTGAAACAATTGATGGGCAGGCAACACTAGACTTGGTTGCAGAAAATGCTGGTGCTCAATTAGTTACAGATGGATCAAACTGGAATGTTCTTTCTTCTGCCGGACTTGCAAATGACGCTAGTGAGTCTCAGAAAGGTCTTGTGCAATTAGCTACAGATGCTGAGGCACAAGCTCAAACACCACAGGATAGAGCAATAACCCCAACTAACTTGACAGCCATCTCAGCAACTCAAGCTGATATGGAGGCTGGAACTCCTATGAGGTTTGTTACAGCAGATAAGATACAGTTTTCAAAAGTCTCTGCCCAAGCGTGGCTGAACTATGACCAGGTAAATGACATAATAAGGGATAGCGCAGGGGTTTCTAGTGTGGTGGATCTTAATTCTGGAAATTTTAAAGTAAACTTTACCGATCCTTTTGCAAACGCAAATTATATCTTTTTAACGAATGGTTGGCGCGAGGGTTCGAGTCATTACCTTACAGCACTAACTGCATGGCAATTTAATTTAGGGTTTAATGATAAAACTGGATCTGGCATAGAGCTTGAGACTGAATCTGGGGGAAGTGGATTGAGTGTGGATTCAGGTGATAATAACGTAGCATTTTTTGGGGAGTTAGCATGACTGACAAAATAATCATATTTAAAAATACCGATGGGTCATGTGGGGTTTTACATCCTACTCAAGAGGCTCTTAAAACTATGACAATTGAAGAGATAGCTCAAAAAGACATTCCACTTAAGAAAGATTTTCGAGTTGCTTTGAAAAAAGATCTTCCTAAGGATAGGTATTTTAGAGGTGCATGGACAGATGACAAGCCCGGAGAGCAAATAGATGTGGACTTGGAAAAGGCTCAAGTGATTCAAATGGCTCACATAAGGGCGAAAAGAAACAAAAAACTTCAAGATCTAGATATCGAGACAATGAAGGGAAAAGATGTTCAAGTGGAAAAGCAAAAGCTTAGAGACATTCCTGCAATATTTGATCTTTCTAAAGCAAAAACCCCTGAAGAATTAAAAGCATTATGGCCAAAAGAATTAGAGGAGTAACATGGTTGAAGAATACAGGCCCATTATCTTTACGCCAGGTGTCCAGCCTGTTACTGACTTTACTACCTCCTCAACTCAACATTGGGTGGCAGCGGATAAAATACGCTTTGTAGACGGAAGACCTGCTAAGATTGGTGGTTGGCTTAACTTCCCGTTTCAAAGCGACAACACAATAGACGGCTGTGCTAGGGCTATATTTAGCTACGTTCTTGAGAAAAGAAATAGATTTATAATTGGTACTCACACAAGGCTTTATGATCTTACTGGCTCTGACTTAACCAATATAACGCCTTTAGTAACTGCAACAACAGCAATCCCTGATTCTCTTGATTCTAATTATACTACACTTGCTAATGACCCACTTTCTACTGTATCTGGAACAAATGTTATCACCGTAAGTGACCCTGGTACTAAGCTTAAGCCTAGTGATAGGGTAGAAATACTTGGCGCTACAGGGTTTAATGGCATTCCGGCTGGTGAGCTAAATACTCAACATCTTGTGAGAGAGGCTGGCCCAGATGACTACACTTTCTTTGTATCCTCTAATGCCACATCGACTGGCTCAGGTGGGGGCGCTGCAGTGGATCAGGCCACAGCAATAATAACTGTAAATCAAGTAGCTCATGGCAATTTAGACGGAGATAGAGTTAAGATAACTCTTGCAGCTAGCTTTGCTGGTATTCCAGATACTGAGATAAATGCAGAGCATATTATAAGAGATGTAACTACAGACGCATTTGACATAGTTGTGAACACCTTCGCCACCAGTAGCGTGACAGGTGGAGGCGGTGCGGCAACTGAGATTCAAGAGCAAATAGCGCCAGGTGATTGTGATGCAAGTATTGGTCAGGGTTATGGTGCTGGTTTATATGGAGTAGGATTATATGGGGTACCTAAAACTAGCGATAATATCGCAGTATTTCCAAGAAGATGGACTTTCGATAGATTCGGAAACAATATAATACTTTCACCAGGCGAACAAACAGGTGTTTATACTTGGGATTCAGACGAATCAGAAGCTCCTATTCTTTTATCCGGAGCTCCTACTGCTGTGAATCTTGTGTTTGTAAGTAACGAGATTGTTGTAACGCTAGGTGCTAGTAATGTAGGAAATCGCATCCAATGGTCTGACCAAGGGGATTCTACCGATTGGACTCCTCTTGCTACTAACCAGGCTGGACAAGATGATATTGAAGGGGCTGGAACCTTCCTTGCTGTGATTAAACTAAGAAATGTAAATCTACTACTTACCGAAACACAAGTTTATACCTTCCGCTATATCAGGCGCCCTCTTATCTGGGAGATTAAACTTCTAGATGAAAGAAGTGGGATTATTGCGCAGAATGCAAGAATAAGCCATAACGGTATTGCGTATTGGATGGGTGACGATAACTTCTATATGTATAGAGGTGGTAATGTGGAGATTATTCCTAGTAACAGCACCCCCGAAACCACACTCAAGAAGTTTGTATTTGAGAATTTAAACACAGCCCAGAAAAGTAAGATATTTGCCTGGTTTAACAGGAAGTTCCATGAAATCTGGTGGCACTATCCTAGTGCTGGATCTCTAGAATGTGACCGTGTTGTTAGGTTTAACGTGAAGGATTTCACATGGACTCCTGACACAATGGAAAGGACAGCTGGAGAGTACCCTGTTCCTCTTACAGTAAATCCATTTGTAGCCACTTTAAATGACGATAGAACAGAAAGTATCCTATATCAGCATGAGAAGGGTAATAATGACAATCTTGACTCTCTGCCGTTCTCCCTAACGTCTCCGTTTGTAAATAGTGGAACAAGAACAGTTAATGGTCTTGGATTTGCTCCAGATAGCATCCAGACCGGAGATATTAGTGTGCAAATAGCTTTCAAGAAATACCCCCAGGATACAAGGCTGTTTAATAACGGTCCTTATACTGTTACTCCAACTAAAAATCATATTGACTACACTTCTCAAGGGCGCTTTTGGAGATATCTTATAACTGGTGATGAGTTGAATCAGGAATGGATTGCGGGCTTCTGGCAAGAATTTTTAAGGGGGTCTAGCAGACGATGACAACAAGTAACTATCCATTAGTAGAAAGGCAAGAGGATGTTATTCCCGCTCTTAAGGAGATAGGAAGGCTTAGAGAGCAAGAGGACGTCCCTGATTTTGACAATCTGCAAGAACGCTTTGTAAGTGGCAGAAGTACTGATAGAATACCTACAAGTCCGACCGATACTATAGCAACTGATAATGTGGGAGATGTTACTAATGACGGTACATATGAGTATAAACTGCTTGATATTGGAGGCGGAGTTCTTAATTGGGATAGAAGGAGCTTAGATATTGCATGGTAGTTAGAGCAAGAGCCTTTAATATTGAAAAAGATTATGATATGATATTTACATGGTGGAGAGCCCACGGTTCTTTCCCTCCGAAACGAGAGCAGCTACCTTCCACAGGAGTAGTTGTAGAAGTAAATGACAAACCTGTGAGTGCTGGCTTTTTGTACCAAACCGATAGCACGATTTGTGTTTTTGAATTTGTGGTTTGTGATCCAAAGGCGGGCAAAGGAGAGCGTGATCTCTCACTAACAAAACTAATAACTTCAATCCAAAATTTAGCTAATGCGATGGGATATAATCTTATCTATTCGTCCGTAAAGCATAAGAAATATATATCGAGGCTAGATGAAGAGGGTTTTATTAAAGCTGATGAAAATCAGGTGCATATGTTTTATGAGGTAAAAGAAGATGACTAACGCATTCGGTAAATTATTTGGAGAAACTAAAGATGTAACCCAACCAACGGCAACGCAAACATTGCCTTCTTTTGGTTTGGGGGCATTTAAACAAGCTATCGAGCAAGGAAGAGCGGCGGCAACTCCCGAAACATTCTCCCCTGCCGATCTTACTCCGCAACAACTACAAGCTATCGGAGGCTTAGAGGGATTAGCTGCACCTGAAACAGCAGAAAGTTTTCAGGGTAGACTGGATGTCTTCCAAAATCCATTTGAGCAACAGGTAATACAAAATACAATTAGAGATCTTAATACCCAGGCTCAAGGTTTACAAAGTGACATTGGCTCTCAAGCTAGTGCCGCTGGGGGATTTGGTGGTCAACGGCAGGCTTTGTTAGAGTCGGAGCTTCAAAGGAACCTATTGCAACAGATTGGTGATGTAAGCGCACAAACCAGGGCGCGTGGATTTGAAACTGCAACAGAGAGTGCCTTAAGGCAGCGTGAGCAAGAAAGACAGAACCTTCTTGATCTTCTTGGAACTGGCGGCGCGATTCAGCAGTTTGAAACAGAGAGAAGGCTTGCTCCAGCAAAATCGGCCCAATTCTTAGGTGAGTTGGCTTCACTTATTCCAGTCGGAGGAGGTCAAACCTCTCCATTTGAGGAGCCTGGTGTTCTTAATAGATTTGGTGATGTTGCAGAGCAAGGAAGTAGGACATTCTCTAATATCGGAAGTGGTATAGGAGGCGGAAGCTCCGCGGCCGGTGGCGCTAGTAGTGCAAGTGGCTTTATGGCTTTAAGTGACGAAAGATTAAAAGAAAATATAACTAAAACAGGTGAAAACAATGGCTTTAACATTTATCAATTCAACTATAAAGGCGATGACCGCAGGTATGAAGGGGTTATGGCGCAAGAAGTACGTAAGACTAATCCTGGTGCTGTGTTTGAGTGCAATGGGCATCTTGGCGTCCACTATGATATGATCGGAATTCCATTTAAAGAGGTAGCGTAATGAGAGGAACAACATTTGGACAAGGTGGAACCAGGCAACCTGCGCAATTAGGAACTCCTGGGCCTTTAGGAAGAGCTCTAGCTGGCCTTGGAACGTTTGGCTTTTCTGAGCTTGGTTTTGCAGCGGCAAGAAATAGGGCAAGAAGAGAACAAGAGCAGGAGGCTATAAGAAATGAACAATTACAAGAGATTGCACGTGTTCAAAGTGGTCAAAGCATTCCTGCTTTTGCCAGGGAAGAGTTTACACCAGAAGAAATCAGAGGTCAGCAACTTAGACAGTTGGCGGCTATAGGTGGTCCAGAGGCATTTGCAGCTTCTCAGCAATTTGTTAGTACTCCTCAAACAGAGTTTCAGAGGCAGAAGTTTGCTTTTGAACAAGAGAAGTTTGGTGCTGAACAGGAGAGGCAAGCCAAGCAGCGATCTCTGGATGAAAGAAAATTTGGGCTTGATGAAAGAAAATTTGCACTTGAGGTGGATGAGGCTGAAAAAGAAGCTGAGCAAGGTTTGGTCGACAAAGATGTATTCAAAGTTTCTTCAAAATTAAGAGATGAGTTTAGGGGGCTTTCAAAGAAGTTTGTGATACAAAGAGATGCTTTTTCAACGATTCAAGCTAGCGCGGAAGATCCTTCACCTGCTGGAGATATAGCACTAATCTTCAGTTTTATGAAAGTGTTAGATCCACCAAGTACTATTAGAGAAGGTGAGTTTGCTACCGCAGAAAATGCTGGATCTGTTCCTGAAAGAGTTAGAGCGATGTACAATAAGGTAAAAGCAGGAACAAGATTAAGTCAAGAGCAAAGAGATGATTTTGTTAATCGCGGCACAAAATTATTCAAGAAGGGTCAAGCTCAGCACCAAAAAAGAATTGGTGAGTACAGAAGGATTTCTAATATTGTAGGTGTTCCAGATGATCTTGTTATTGTTGATTTTGGTCTTGCTGAGCAGGAAGCTTTGCAGGAACAAGAGGGTCAGCAAACTCCATCACCTACAGGAACCCAGCAATTAGCCCCACAAGCAGGACAAGTATTATTATTTGATGCACAAGGAAACTTAGTACAATGATAACAGCACAATTAGCAGATGGCACACAATTACAATTCCCTGACGGTACTAATCCACAGGTAATACAGACCACTGTTAAGAGGACTATACAAGAACGAGCGGCTGCCGCGCCCCAAGGTGGGGGGACCCTATCCTCCTTTGCTCCAACAACCCCTCAACCCCAAGCGCAACCCACTCCTGAGTTGGCAGCCTCTCCGCAACAGCCGGAGATAGGTGGATTTGAAGCATTTGGCAGAGGGTTAACACAGGGTGGTAAAAATACCGTCACTGGTGTTCTGCAAGGCGTTGCGGATGTTGTGGAAGCTACTACTGGAAGAGGTGGTGAATTTAGAGAATTATTAGCCGAAGCTCAGCAAAGAAGTCAGCAAGCTACCCAAGCACAAGTTGGGGATAGCACCGCTGCACAAGTCGGTGAGTTTGTTGGTGAGGCTGCCCCGTTTATTGCAGCGTTACCTGCTGGCGGTCCTACATTAGCTGGTCAAGCAATTGCTGGTGGTATAGGTGGCGCAATTGCTGGAGCCGCAGCTCCTACTCAGCAAGTTGTTCCTGCTGAAGAAGCTTTACAGCAAAGAGGAGTTGGGGCGTTGACAGGTGGAACACTTGGTGGCGCACTTGGTGCTGCTGCTAGGCCAGTTACACAGGCAATTGGAGCGGCTGGAAGAGGTGTTGCAAGGGCTGTGAAAGGAAGAAATGCAGACCAAGTTATTGCTAGTAGACTTCAGCCAGGACAAGCTCAAGAGTTTCAGCGGAATCTTATTGAGGCAGGTGATGAGAGTATAGCTATATTTCCTGACATTGCTGGTGATGAGATTAAAGGATTTACAAGAGCTGTAGCTAGAATACCTGGAGGAGCACGTAATATAGTCCATGAAGCTCTCGAGAATAGATCGGAAGACGCAGTAAGGAGGATAAGTAAAATTCTTGCAAGGGAAGTCTCTGGGGTTGATACATACTTTGGTGCTTTAGATGATGCAGTTAAAGGAAGGTCCTCTGCTGCTTCACCAATATATAAAGAGGCCTTCGAAGAAACTCCTGTTATTAACAGGGATAAAATTAACAAATTACTTCAAGACCAAAGAATTATTGACGCTTTAGATACGGCTAAAAGTACATTTGGCGTTCCTACAGAGACTAACGCAAATTCGCTTGTTGCCCTTGATGGTGTAAAAAAGGTTTTAGATGACATTAAAATCTCAGCTAACCAAAGTGGACAGCCTCAGAAGGCAGCTGCATTTGGAGCTCTAAAAAAACAATTAGTTGAGGAGCTTGACGCAGCGAGCCCTACTTATAAGCAGGCAAGAAAAATCTTCAGCGATCATTCTTCTGTAATTGAGGCGCAAGAGCTTGGAAAGGAATTCTCTAAATTTACTCCCGAACAGCTTAGAAGAGTGGTAAAAGACTTTGAGCCTTCCCAAAAAGAAGCTTTTAAAATCGGGGTAAGGGAGAACCTTCAAAATGTGGTTAATAAAACATCCGATCAAGCTGACCCAGGCAAGAGAATCTTTGGAAACACACAAAAAAGAGAACAATTAAAGGCGGTCTTTGGGAATGAAAAAGAATTTGAGATGTTTGCTAAGAAGATGAGAGAAGAAATTGCTGGAGCAAAAACAAAACTTAGTGTTTTAGGAAATTCTCGTACAGACTTTAATCAATTTGATGAAGGGCAATTTATCGACAATGCAGTAGAAGCAGTAAATAGAGGCACTGTAGCTGTGACAGCGCAGTTAATAGGTGCAATTAAAAACTCAGTCAAGAATAGATATATAGGGCTTAACGAAAGGAACGCAAAAAAGATTGCAGAAACCTTGGTTGATAGACAAGCGAGCATTGACGCCCTTGGAAGAATAGCTGCGAGAGAAAGAGATAAAGGGCAACTGTTGTTGATAAACAATGCTATTAAGGACTTTGGGACTCGAGGCTCAGTTATCGGTCCATCTGTAGAGGTTGGTATTAGAGAGGATAATTAATCTCTATAAGGAGAGATATCATCTGCATAACTTCCCGTTGCTCCCTTAAATATAGCATATCCAAAGCTAACGACATAAACGCCGCAAGCTAAAATTACAAGAAGCTGCATTAATTCAAACATGGTTTTTTCCTTATTTTAGTTATCACACACGTATATTGTACATATCTTTAATGTTAATGTCAAGGTAATCCTATATACTTGACAAAATGCCAGCTTTCATAAATAACTTAACATATAAAAAGAGGTAAAAATTGTTACAAATTGTTCAAGAACTTCTCACTTTAATGATATTGGGATCTGCTGCTATGGTATTGGGAACAGCAATTTTCTTAATGCTTCCTTATGCGGCCTCTGGCCTAGGCAGACTATGTGAATCACAAGAAGACAGTTAATCAAATAAATATTAGCCATTGCTTAATAATTCCTATATAATGCAGGGAAATATCTTCATTATATAAGGAATATTACAATGGCTAAATTTCACACCAACCTGACTGCTAGTAACGAAGAAACAGTGACCTGGCCTTCCCGCAGAAGGGATCACAGCCTCCGCGCAAGTGTATGGGCTAAAGGAACATTTTCTGGTGGGAGTGTAGTGATTCAGGCTGATGGGGGATCTGGTTTTGTTAACTTGACGGATTCTTTGGGCAATCCTCTTTCCTTCGCTGTGGAGGGGGTAAAGAACTTTGAGCTTCAAAGTGATAATGACCAACCTGTGAAGCTTAAGTTTTTAGCTTCAGCCGTAGGAGCTGTAGACATAGATATGCATTATCGTTAGTAAATCCTAGACTGAGCTCTTGTAAAGCGATATAATAGGATTAGCAATCCTAACAACGATAGTATAATGACTGAATTTCCTGTAGTACTACCAGTAACTGGCAATCCTGGTTTTAATGTGGCTTCCCAACCTGCTTATGACGGCGGAGATGTTTTGTTGGGCCTTTTGGATGCTTGGAATAACTATGACGCGTCTAATGACAGGCCGTGTGTTGCTATAGAACAAAGTCCTTCTTTGCAAAAGAAGCAAATAAAGCTTGTGCAGATTGATGATACACGATCGCTTTACTTTAGTGTAAGAACCAATCTAATTTCCCCTGGCCCGGACATTCTGAGTGTTTATCTTTTGTATCGTGATTCTAACGGAAATATTTTTGTAGGCGCCACTCAGTTGGCTGTTGATGGCGATGTTCTAGGTTTCGATGCTGATCTTGTGAGCTCCACTCAAGCTATAGTAACTTACACTGATAATGCCTCTGGAGATTTAGAGGGCAGGATTGTTAATTTCTCAGGTAATGATATTACTACTATAGGAGCGGCAAATACTCTTGTAAGTACTTATACAAATACTTTCAGTAGCGTTGCTAGCTCGTCAAGCACTCTTGGGGCTTTCCTTTATGACAATGGTGCTGGTGAGTTGTGGCATTCAGGCTTTACGGTTTCTGGTGACACCATAACTGTAAATAGTAGTGGCGGAATATCTGCTACATATGTAAATGCTAAAGTAACCACTCTTGATACTGCTAATGATGGCTTGTTGTTTACTTATGCTCAGTCTGCTGGAGGATCTCTTGTTATACAATCTAGAAGAAGATCTGGAGGACTTTATATACCTGGAACAGTTTTTCCGTTGGGATCAGGCGATTTTGGTCCTAATGATGTCGTAGTAACAAGTTTTGATATTGGTGGCGTTTCAACTATTCTAGCTGGGATTGTTTATAGCGATGCTACATCTAATGATATGGAAATAGTAAGGGTTATATTTAACAATGACGGAACCATTGGCTCTACAACAGCCCTTGCATTTGAAACTTCATCACAATCACAGGTCGCAGCTGCCTTAATCCAAGGTGAAACAATACTTGCGGTGTATGAGGATGATTCGACGGTAAAGTCTTCTGTAATTCAAATATTTAATCTTTCTGTTGAAAGCACAACAACAAACCAAACTGTTGATGTTGAGCCTGATTCTCTTGATGTTGTTAGTATGGGTGTAAATTTCCTGATGAGGTCACAGATTGTGGCTTCTACCGTTACTCCTACTGAAGATAACGGAGAGGTATGTATGCAATCTGTATCGTCATTTAGTAGCTATACTTTCTATAGATATGTTCTAGATAGAGATCAATCGGATATTATTATCCCTGCAGCAATGACTAAAGGCACAGAAACAAATAACACGCAGCCATTTGGAAAGAACTACTTCTGGCTTAATGGTTGGAACGCGCAAGATGTAAACCCTGCAGAGTGGATTTCTACAGTAACGGAGCAGCCAGGAATTGGGCTTCCTGTATCAGATTATGATGCTGATAGAGGTGTATCTGACGCTAATTCTGTTGAGATGCAAACTTCAGCTATGTATTTCTCAGATGACATAATAGAGTCTAAGCAGTTTGTAGAAGTTGCAATTGGCTCCGGAGCAACCACAAACACTGCTGCGCTTGCTACTTCTGTGGACCTAAGTAAGGCGTTTATGGTTTGGAATGGCGCTAGATTGAGCGCTATTGATGGATTGGATGCAGCCCTAGCAAATATTGAGTTTGATAACGCTTCAGCTATTAGGTCAAGTAGAACAAGCTCTGGAACTTCAACCACTACAACACGCGCAATGATAATTGATCCTAATGAGTATTTTGTAGAAAAACGAGAAGTTGTAACAGGATCTATGGCTGGTACGGCAAGTGATTCCGTTTCTCTCAGTCAAACATTTGTGCCCGAAAGAACGCTTTCTGTTTGGAATAACCAGTTAGGAGATACTTCAGGAAACCCTAGCGAAGTGTTTGTAAGAGCAGAGTTGCAGAGCTCTGGTGATACTGTAGTTTTTGACAGCAATACTTCCTCTGCTTTCGACCAGGAGCCGAAGTTAACTTTAATCCAGTTTGCTGCTAGCGCTTTAAACCAAGATATTCAAAGGGGTTCTGTAACTCTGAACGCCACTGAACTTACTAAAGACATCCCTATTATTCCTGTAAGAAATGATACATCTTTATTTAATTGGGTTGGTTTTACCTCTGATCTAACTTCAGTATCAGAAGACTCGTTACTTGCTATCTTGGAGTTGGTAGATGTTGGCCTAACAGGTATGTTTAACAACATTAGAATCACACGCCTAGCTTCATCTGGTTCAATTACTTACAATACAGAGGTGGCCGACTTTAAAGGACTTTAACGAAATAAATCAGCACTTAACTTAAATATATAAAATTATGGATAAAGAAGATGTGAAGGACATAAAAGCCCGCATCGTGGAGCTTGAGAAGCTACTGAACCAGGATGTAATCCATCACCAATACACGAATGAGCATGTCAATAAACTACAGCACAAGGTTGACACGCATATGATGAAATATAAGAAGGAACTTGACGAGCTTGAGTTGAAGCTAGAAAAGAAGTATGCGGAGCTTAGCAAGAACATTAGTGATAATCATACCTTTAGAGTCGCCGCTATGTCTATATTACAGTTCTTCACAAAGGCAATAGTTGTAATTGGTGGGGTTCTTGGTATAATAAAGCTTATAGAAGGGAGATAATTATGGCTCAAAAACCTAAAGGAAATAGAACAAGCGCTAACTCGAAAGTAGTTAAAAGAGCGCGCAGGCTTGAATTGAAAAAGAAATCAGCAACTTCAAAAAGTAAAGCATAATGTATTTATATATTTTGGTATTCCTCATAAATTTTATTCAAATGATATTTGGTGATTTAGGCAGTAACTATCTGCAATGGATTACCTGGGATATCACTATCTTAGCTTCTGGAGTTATTGCATGTTATTTGCTCTACAAGAAGGTTGCGTTTGACGCGCTCAGAGAGAAGTTACTTTCGTTTGTATTACTTGTCTTCATGGGATGGACATTGGCGGATTACTTCCTGCTTAGTATAGTAGAGAACTATACCGCATGGGACATAGAAACAATCAGGAATGTCATTGCTTTTTCTTTCCTTGGCTTTGGTATTCCTGTTGTACTTAACATAACGCTAAGAAAGCTTTCTCTTGCAAAAGATAAGTACAATCCTAAAGCTACCTACCTAGCCTACAGAAGGCCAACAAACAAGATAAGCTTGATAGTTGCCCTTGCTACTGCTCCTTACTCACAATGCTCTCTAGTATGCAGGGGGAAGCGGTTTTATTTTAAAGGTGGTGAAATTAAAGAAAAGCGTCACTTTAATACTGGTGAGTTCTCGTATTTAAAAGTAGATAGTATGAGTTTGGATCGCGCTAGAACCTTAATTGGTCAAAAGTGGAGCCCTGTAAACAATTGCTTTAGAGTTTTCAAGAAAATAATAAAAAAATAACATGCCAAAATTCTCAAAGAAATCAATAGCTAAGCTTGATACCTGCCACCCTAAACTCAAAGAGTTGTGTGAGAGGGTTATTGAGATTACAGACTTTACAGTTACTGAGGGGCATAGGGATAAAGAAACCCAAGATCTATTGCAGCGTGAAGGCAAAAGCCAATTGAGATGGCCCCATAGTATGCATAACTCTCAGCCTTCTATGGCCGTTGATTTATACCCTTATCCTGTGGATTTCTATGGCACAAAGCGCTTTGGTTATCTTGCTGGGTTGATGATAGCTACAGCCCATTCTATGGGAATGAAGATAAGATGGGGTGGTGATTGGGATATGGATGGTAACCTCAAGGACCAGAACTTTCACGACTTACCACATTTTGAACTTGTGGATATAGGAGAGTAATATGGGATTACTTAGTAAGATTGTAGGAGGTGGAGTAGCAGAGCCTATTGAGGCTTTGGGAAATGCCTTTGATAAGATATTTACCAGTGATGAAGAGCGCATGGAGGCGCAGAGCGTTCTTGATAAGATAGCTATGCAGCCTAGTGTGTTGCAGGGTGAGATTAGCAAGCTTGAGGCGCAACATAGAAGCCCGTTTGTTGCTGGTGCTAGACCTTTTATACTTTGGATATGTGGTTTTGCTTTGGCGTGGCATTTTATCGGATATGATATGGTAAACTGGCTTTCTGCCATATGGTTCCCAGATATAGTTCCTCCTAAGTTGGCTGGTACTGACTCCTTAATAACCGTCATGATGTCGTTGTTGGGGCTTGGGACACTTAGAACTGCTGAGAAGATGTCTGGCAGAGCTAAATAATGGTGCCCCCAGCCGGATTTGAACCGGCGTCCTCACCGTGAAAGGGTGAGATCCTAACCGCTAGACGATGGGAGCGTAAATTAGTATTTAGTGTTGTACCATTTTTCGTATTTGGTGTCATGTTGTAGTTACATCTACAATAAATTATAGCTAGTGCTACAATGCATTACAAAGCGATTATAAATGCACAATAAAAGGTGTCGAATTCGACCCCTTTCTTACCGGTTGCAACCAGCAAGAACATATGGTTTGTTGC